GCTGGATCGTACAGCGGCACGGACACTATTTCCACGACTGCTCAGACTGGCATTTCTGCCGCTGAGTATGACTGGAAGCAGTATGCGGCCACTGTGACGATTAGCGGTATCGAAGAAGCGAAGAACAACGGTGAGGCTCAGATTATTGACCTGCTGGAAGGCAAGATTTTCCAGACGCAGGAAACAATCATTGAGAACCTGAACACCATGTTTTTCGGCAACGGTACTGGAAACAGCAGCAAGGACATGGAGGGGCTTTCGTCTCTGGTCGGTTCCACGGGTTCCCCCGGTGGCATTGATGCTACCGATGCGGACAACTCGTGGTGGAGGTCTGCGGTCACCAATCAAGGCAGCGCAGCAATTACTGTTGCGTCGATGGCGACCCTGTATAACAACTGTTCAGTTGGTAATGACCAGCCGACCATTGCTATCACAGGCCAAAACCAGTACGAAGCCTATGAGGCTCTGCTGGACCAGAACATCCGCTACACCGATACTGAGGTAGCAGATGCAGGTTTCCAGAACCTCATGTTCAAGGGCTGTCCTGTAACATTTGACGGTACGTTGGCTGGTGAAGGAAAGTTTTATTTCCTGAACACCAAGTACCTTCAGTTGGTTGCACACAGCGACGTTTGGTTCAAGCCGACGCCGTTCGTGCGCCCAACCGATCAGGATTCGGTTTTCTCGCAACTTCTCTGTTACGGAGAGTTCACGACGAGTAACCGTGCCCGTCAGGGCTTCATGTACGGGATTACCCCGGCATAGCCCAATAAACATATGTGGAAGGTGGGGGTCGCTTCGGTGGCCCCCACCCAACGCACTTAGGAGGATTGGCAGAATGCGTACTCGTTCGGCGGCATACAAGTCTGGGATGCGCCCCTATGGGCAACCAGCGACCGGTTTTCGGAACGCTACTCCGCGTCCGCAAACAGTTGGATACAGCCGTGATGTAACGCAGGTGGCTAACACCAGCACACACACTATTCAGCCTGTTGAGGCGAAGCCAACTTTGTGCGCAGCGACGAAAAAGAACGGTGAGCCTTGCAAGGGTCGCCCCGTTGGAGACAGCGAACACTGCTCGTTTCATAGAGTATAGGGGGGCGTGTGCAATTAAGCGAAATGCGGGACTACATCCGCAACGTTGTAGACATCGACACGACGGATATAGCGGACACGACCCTGAACACGTTCCTGAGGGAAGGCTATGATGCCGTAGTCTACTCCGAAAAGCGTTGGCCCTTTTACGAGGTAAACACAACGTTCACTACCGTGGCGTCTCAGAAGGATTATACGTTAGCAGAGGTCGGAGTAAATATTACTGTCGATATTGATTCTGTGACAGGTTTAACTCCGGGGTTTCGTGAAGTTAATCATTTGATGACAGACAATCATGTGTTGGAGTATTTGGGGAGGGACGATGGGGACCTTGTTTACCCGTTGGATTCCAACACGACAGGTGCCCCGTGGTACTGGTCAGAATGGGGAGATTCTTTCCGGTTGTATCCGACGCCCTCGGCGGGGACAACGATATATGCTCGTGGTTACCGTAACGCTATTGAGTTTGGTGGCAATACCGCTATTTATCGTGCTGCCATTGCGAACACAGATACTCCTGATTTGCCAGACCCCTTTGACAATGTTTTAAGCCTGTACGGCATTTATCGTGCCTATCAGCAGCAGGAAGACTCAGGGATGGCGCAACAGTACTATGTTGCGTTTGTGGGTGAACTGGACAATTTGACTGCACGATACAAGAGTACACCCGCGCCGCAGCCGGTGGTGTTGAATAGTCGCCGCGCTAGCCGGTGGCTGAGTCAGGCAATTTTGCCTAACCGTCTTCGTTATTCTTGGGAGTAGCGTTGAGCCTCGCTACCGCTATTCCCCCTGTTGCTGGCGCCGAAGACTATCGGTATGAGGAATTACCCGACTTTCGTGGCGGGTTAAACCTGCGTGCTGACCAGTTCAACCTTGCATACAACGAATCTCCTGCGATGCTCAACATCACTGTTGATCCGCGGGGCGGCGCGGAGCGCCGCGACAGCATAGACGCCCTGAACGGCACGGCATTGCCCAACAGCATCATTGCGTTGGGGAGTCACAGCGAAACGCCTGTCGGCGGCGGTGCAGACCAGATTCTCGCAGCGTGCCTTAGCAGCGGCGGTTCTACTGTGGAATTGCATTACAGTACCGGCGGCAACTTTGCCGACATGGAACTCTCCAGTGCAACGGCAACGTTGACGGGGACGACGGCACCGTTCTTTGTGACGTTCAACGATTTCACCTATATTGGCAACGGTGCCCTGTTCTCAACATCGTACAGTACGGTTAAGTGGAGTGGCGCAAACGACATTACACGTTTGACCCCTGACATTGACGGTTCAGACGGCCATTTCCCCACTGCACGCTACGCGACAACATGGGGTGAACGAATCTGGGTCGCCTACACGGTGGAGAGCAGCACAACGTATGCGAACCGGGTCAGGTTCTCTAAAATTAATGATGCAGAGAATTGGACAGCGACAGACTATATTGACATCGACATTGGTGAACACGGTGACCGTATAACAGGCATTGTGGCTGATGGTGACCGTTTGCTCGTTTTTAAACAGAACGCAGTCTATGCGGTGTACGGATTTTCTGCCGACGACTACCAAGTTCAGAATCTGACACGGGTTATTGGCTCCATCGACGGATGTCTACCGGTGTCCACCCCGCATGGCGTGTTTGTGTGGTATGCCCGCGACGGTTTGTTTCTGTTGACCCGTGACAGCGTGGCAGACGTTTTCACACGTTTGCGTCCCGCTATTGGTTTGTCTGCGTTGACGTTTACTACACAACCGTCGATGATGTGGTTTGATGAACGACTGTGGCTGTCTGTAGACTACCAGTCGGGTGAAGGTGCTGCCGGTGGTGCGCAAACAAACCGGCGCAACGTGTTTGTTTGGGACCCGTCTTTGGGTCAGGCCGGGGCATGGACCCGATACGACATTAACGCCCGGACACTGTTTTCGTATCGTCCTCCGGGGGGTACACATTTGGCGTTGGGCGTAACATCAGATTGGAACGGTACAGCAGCGTTTACACGGGTGTCGAAGTTTGAACAAGAAGCAGACGCCGACGACTACGGGGGTGCTGCCGCTTACGCTGAGAGTGGCACCGCGTACTCTTCAGGAGATTATGTTTCCAACGATGGCGGCTTTTTTAAAGCCAATACTTCTATTAGTGCCCCTGCGGGAGATTTTGACCCATCCAAGTGGAACAATGTTGGGGAAATCTTTTCCCACTATCAGACACGCTGGTTGTCAGGGAACCGTCCCACGTTTCCAAAAAGGTGGGGGAAGACACGGACAGTCATGTTGGCAGAAAACACTGTCACTATCGACTACACCGTTTACAAGGATTACAGTCTCGCTTCGGGAACAATCATTGATTCCAAAACGATTGTAGGCGAAGGGTCCACTTCTGTATGGGGTACAGCCACATGGGTAAACGACGCCGGTACCGACGGCAACGGTGTATGGTCGTCTGAGGGGCTGTCTAAGGTTTACAAATTTTTTAGGTGGCCTACGGCTGGGACAGCACGGGCTATATCAGTGAGGTTTAGCGTTAACCCCACGACGGGAGCGCGCGGTAAATGGGGGATGACTTCTCTCGTCGGAATGTATAGAACAAGGAGAATCAGGTAAATGGCTGATCTAGCAATCACCAATTCGTTTTCTGCCGGTACCGCTATTGTAGCGTCGCAGATGAATACGAACTTTACGGACGTTACAACGTGGGCCAACAACGCCCCCAACATTGGTGCATCGGGCCAAACGACAACGATGGATGGTGCGTTGACTGTCACGGAGGCGTTGATTGCCAGTAGCACTTCGCAGTTCAACGGCACGGTAACTGTTGGTGTCGATGACACAGGTCACGATGTCAAGTTCTTTGGTGCGACGGCGACGAATGGTTACATGCTGTGGGACGAGTCGGAGGACGACCTCGTGTTCGGGTCGGCTGTCAAGGTAGGCATCGGTACTGCGCCTGAACGCATCCTGCACATCAAGCAGGGCGACTCTGGGGCCACCCCCGCAGCCTCACATCACATCTTCGGGGAATCCGACGGCGACATGGGCATGGCCCTCTGCGGTGGGACTGGCAACAACGTCTACATCCGAATGGGCGACAGTGACGACGCTGCGGAGGGCGGCTTCAACTACGACAACGCCGACGACTCGCTCATGATCCTCACCAACAATAAGGACTACATCAAGATCAAGTCCACGGGCAATGTCGCATTCAACGGCAACGGCACCACCTTCACGTCTGACCACGGTCTGGTAGAGATCAACCAGCCCGCCAACAACGACGAATCCGGCTTGGCCGTGCGGGCCTACCAGAACGGGCGCACCGTCCGCCTCTGGGCTAGTGATGCAGGCGTCGGCTACCTGAGTTGTGGTGACGGCGGCGGCAACATCTTGAATCTCAACCAAGGGGGCGGAAA